TCCTCATGCAAGTGGCGGATAGTGTCGTCGCTCAGATCCTGTACGACAACAGCGATAGGGTCTGGACGAGGAAATGTATTAATTCGTCATGGAGCTCGTGGATCGCTCTGGTCCGAACGACCGATACGATCGCCAACGCTACGCACGCCACGAACGCCACGAACGCCACGAACGCCACGAACGCCACGAACGCCACCAAGGCAACGCAGGACTCCGCCGGTCAGACCATTAATACGACCTATGTGAAGTCCGTCACCGCATCCGGCCGCACGGTCACGGTAACCAAGGGCAACGGTACGACCTCGACGTTCACCACGCAGGATACGACCTACTCTGCGGCAACCCAGTCGGCGGCGGGTCTGATGTCGGCCTCCGACAAGAAGAAACTCGATGGTCTGTCCGGCGATTACGCCGGAGCCATCGGCGTCGCTACGTCCTCGAAGGACGGCCTTATGCCCAAGACTGACAAAGCGAAGCTCGATGCGATCGGCTCGATTCCTAACAGCACGATCGACGGTTTCTTTAGAATTTGATGATATTTTAGGAGGTATGATATCATGGTAGCTTATCTTGACGAGGGGGGGGCTCGGCATCTAGTCAAGAAGGTTCTTGACTGGATCCAGCCCGTTGGATCTCTCTATTTCAGCACTACTAGCACGTCCCCAGCGAGTTTATTCGGTGGCACCTGGGAACGCTATGCGCAGGGACGAGTAATGGTCTCTGCATCGGACACCGATACAGATTTCACCGTCGGCAAAACCGGCGGAAGCAAGACACATAGTCATAATTCAGGCACTTTTGCCGCACAGGTCTCGCTTAGCGGACAGAACACCGTCGTGCGACGTGTCGGCCTTTCCTCGTTCAAGGGTGATGTGCGCAAGATCGGTGACGTCTATGGTGGTTCATTCGACGCAAGCTGGGGAGCCGCTATCGTCGGACATTCCGACTCTGAGAGCTCGATGGAACCCTACATTGCCGTGTACGTCTGGAGAAGAACGGCTTAAGCCGTACGCCTCCAGATATACACCGATACGTACGGGTCCAAGGTCGGAAGATAGCCAATCGCCGAATGGAAATCGACCTGTGTGGGACCGTACGAACCATCCATTCCTCGGGCTGTGTTGATTGTTTGCCTACTATTGAAATTCGTGAATCCGCTATAGGTCTTGCCGCCATCAACGGAAATTCCTGTCAGGTTATTATTCGTTGTTATGCCTGCCAGTCCGTAGATGTTGCCTAAACCGACACGTACTTCATGTGTCTTGCTTCCGCCTTGTGAACCAATAGGATGTTTCTTATCCACACCCACCAGTGTTCTTCCGGGAGCATACGCCTCCCAGGAGCCTCCGAGATTATATAGAAAGGATTGTATCAATGCATTGGATCGAAATATTGATTACAATCGTTGGATCGGTATTCGCATCCAGTGGATTGTGGACGTTGATCCTGTATAAAGCAAAACAAAAAGATACCGGAATCCAGTTGACCCGTGGTATGGCACATTACCATATCATAGAGGAAGGTCAGAAATTTATTGATCGCGGGTGGATCACCCATGAGGAATATGACGACTTCATGAAGTATCTCGCGAATCCGTATCTGGAGTCTGGATCAAACGGTCTGGCGAAGAAAATGATCAACGCCATATCAGACCTTCCGTTCAAATCGGTTTCGTCGATTCATAGTAATACAGATCATTAAAACGTCGCGTGACATACATGGCCCTTAATGAAAGGAGCCATTATGAACAATGACAAGATCTTTTATAGTAACTATGAAACACAACTCAAGAACGGATACTTAAGGATCAAGGGCATAACACATCTTGGATGCTTATCACTTACCGCTATCGTATATGACGGTGATATTCGCATACCATGCGAAGTCATCGAAAAAGACGGAATAGTAAGATGCGTAAGTTTCAAGCTGAGATATATGCCTTGGTTTGCTAGTAGAAGTATCGTTGAGGGTTTGAAACTCATCATGTTCCCACAAAGGATCTGTAAATCGAAAGCCCTCATAGAGGCAATCATTTCAGAATAACATATAAGAGCCTATGCACCACGCATGGGCTCTTATACTTTTCTCGAACAAACTATAGAAGAAAGGAACATATATCATGGCTGAACACGCCGATCAGAAAACGTCGTTTCTTACCGATTCCGGTTACGACAGTCTCGTTAAGGCCGCACGTCGATGGCTGCCAGCACTCAGTGTGCTGCTGATCGTGATCGCCGGTGTCTGCACACAGCTCGGTCACGTTCCCGGCATGGAGGCTGCTACCGCTGGTCTGGCCACGGTCTCCGGTGTGTGCATGGCACTGAGCTGGGGCATCAATGAGCTGCTGAAGCGTGCCAAGGATCAGTGGAACACGTCGACTGATTCAGACAATGCCACTGAAAGCACTGCCGAATGATATCATATAAGAGCCTATGCCACGTGCATGGGCTCTTATATTTTGCCTCGACGCGAATCGTACATGGCCTTTAATGACAAGAGAATCTATCATAAAGGAGCAATCATGAACGATACATTTACTTATGTCAGCCAACAGTACAGCCAGCACACCTGCCTGGAGCTTGTTCAATGGATCAAGAACCACTGCGATCCGGAAACGGAGAGCGGTATTCTTACGACCAAGACGAAGAAACTTCGGGTGATTATGGTCTGCACCAACCTGGAAGACATGAGTGCGTTCGCAGATTATCTGAAGACCATCACTCTCGTCTGAAAAGGGTGAGCCGCACATGCGGCTTGCTCTTTATTTTTTCGCGCATGATACATGTCCTTTATTGAAGAAATTCAACAATATCAAAGGAGTAATCATGCTTATCATCGACAAGATTTTGAACCGAACCGAATCTTTCACCGCCGATGGATATTGCAAGGATCAAGATCAAGTGAATACGATTCTTAACGTGGTCGGCTCTTTACCGTATGTAAAGAGCTATGACCATGCTATAGTAACGTATCCATTTTACGATCATCCAACCTTGTACATAACCATCACTACGTGGGGACACGGGCGTCGAGATCAAATCGCCAAAAAGATCGCTGAAACGATGTATATTGATGAATGATCATCAAAGCCAGAGTCGCACATGCGGCTTTGGCTTTTTATTTGCAGTCGCGATTCATACATACCCTTTAATGAGAACCATACCATCATTAAAGGAGAAAACCATGTTCGCTGGAATTTCCGCCATTGCCATCGCAATCGCCGCTCTCGCTGGAGAGTACTATGTGGTCGCTTTGACGCAAGAACACTGAACACCATTTCCTCTAATCAGGAATGATCAATAGAAGCAGAGCCATCTGCTTTGCTTCTTGTCCGATGATGCGTATGGTTTATATTTTGGGACAAGAGGTTTGATGATGTATTCGCGAAAGAATCATGGTCTTTAATGAGAAGCTATATATCAACCAAAGGAGTTATTATGGACCTCATCAAGACTATTTTCAAGACCGTCGTCTGGGGCGCAATCGCCATTATCGCCATATTCGTTATTGCGATTGTCCTCATCGTCTGCGGATTGTTCTAGCTTGATCAATCCTAATAATGACAAGCCGTTAATCACACGGCTTCTCATTTATCCGATATGCTGAGTATAGCTGTAACGTCACGTACCACCACTGAGACCGGACATGGCGTTTATATTTTTTTTCGCGCATGAATCATCGCCTTTAATGACAACATAACCGAAAGGAGCAAACATGTCCAATCAATCGAAGAGCATTAATCAGAAGTTCGATGAACAGATCGATGCTTATTTGGATCGTCTCAAGGAGGAGATGAATTCGGAGAACGAATCCGATTTGAACGATGATTTGACAAGGACTTCCGAAGTCACAAGAGACACTCTTGATGGCGACGGCAACGTCACGAGTTCGGTTGTGGAACGTCACGATGAAATGACGAACCACAATCTGGAATCGCTGAAGTCGCTGGTCGCCGTCAAGAATGACTATAATGACCATCGGAAGAGCCTCATCGAAACCGTCGTGAAAGCCGGAGTCTCGCTCGCTGGAATCGTCATCCTGCTGGGATTCGAAACAAATCACACCATCAGTTCGAGAAGCCTCGGGTTTCTGCCCAAACCGAAGATCTGACATGTGATCTATAGGATTACGTCAAAAGCCAGAGTCGCACATGCGGCTTTGGCTTTATATTTTTTTGATCGCGATTCATCCATGGCCTTTAATGACCGAATAACCGACAAAAAGGAGAAACATGGATATCAAGACAACATCCAAGAATCTGTTCAGCACCGCAAAGGACCGCGTCAAGGAACTTTGGGACAAAGAGCAGGAAGAGGACAATGTTGATCTCGTGATCCGTCGTCTCAACGAAGGATATTACGATCAACTGCCGAATGGCCAAGAACGCAAACACCATGCTGTGTGTATTGTCATGGACAAGCTCGGAACCGCAAGCCTACAGCTTGACGTCGTACGACGTTATCTGAAAGCATTGTCGGACCAAGCCTACCACGACTGACACATTGCTGGCGAATGACACTTGGCCATTCGCTTTTTATTTTTTAGGAGTAAAACATGGCAAGAAGACCAGTCGGACGACTTAAATTCACTCGCAAATCTCATAATAAGATATCGCCTCATATTTCAGGACCGAAAATCGCTCTGAATATGTTCTACGCTTGGATGCTTGGACGTGATATTCCTTGCAGACTATATGAGCGTCGCATTGATATTCCGATTGAAACCTGGGAAGAGTACGATGTTCAGATTATGGACGGACTTGACGCAATCAACGATATATTCTATACCAATTTTCAGGAAAGGAAGTGGTAATATGACCGGTGCTTATACCAATCATATTGTCCTTCTTGGCAAACAGGGTTCCGGTAAAACGTCCATTGCTGAAGAACTTGCTCGTCGAGGATTTCGGCGCGTCGTATCGGTGACCACACGTCCTCCTCGCGATAATGAAGAGGATGGTGTCGATTACTGGTTCGTGGACGATGCCGAATTCGATGCTGCTTTGCCGGATTTGGTAGCTGTTCGAGAATACCGGACCATATTCGGTACGTGGCGTTACGGCGTGAATCTTCAGGATATCAATGCCGATGACGACACCGTGACCATTCTCGATCCGACTGGATATTTGACCATCAAAGAACGCATCACCGATCGATTCGGAGTCTATCTGCATATCGACGACAACATTCGATATCAGCGACTACTTCTTCGAGGCGACGATCCGGAGGAAATCAGTCGTAGGGAACGCGACGATGCCGCCCAGTTCGCTGTACTCGAAGAACAGCTTACCGATGTCGTGGACATGATGTCCAATGGCAAACGATGGGTCAATTTCGAGGAATTCTCGAAGGGAGGATACGATACCAGTCGAACCGTGACTGAAGAAACCGATCGGATTCTTCGATATATGAACGCATTCAATCGCGGAGAGATCAATTATGAACGAGCACCACAACCGGTGTTCGATCATGATCCGGAATTCTGATTATAACTAAGGAGAAAACATGTTATTTGCACAGAATTTCCACGAGAGGTGGTCCAATGAGGAGATGGCATCCATGCTCTTCCCCAAGATCATGGATAATTCGTGTGGGCCGTTTCAAGCGCCTCGCAACCCCAACAGTGGCTGGTGTCAGTATATTCGACCGAATGGCTCATCGTTCTGGGTGTATGCGGATGACGACGGCGCTGTCTGTATCCAAACCGAAGCGGTGAGAAACGCCACGAATATGACAATTGTCGATGGGGATTTTGATATCCATACACCGAACAATGAACTTACTCGTTTTCTCGAGCAGATAGCGCCAGGGATACTCGACTGTGATTTTAGACAATATATTATACGATCATCAAAATGTATAACACTGTCCTTTTTGGACGACGATATGCCTCGATGGGTATTTCGCGTGTGGGGTCCTACACGATGGTCGTTGTGGAATGCCGAATATAATCGCGAATGAAACATACCCTTTAATGAGAACCATTAACCATCAATAAAGGAGTTATCATGAAGTTTAGCACCTTCTTCGGAAAGTACACCATTTGCACCCTTATCTATTCAGCAATTTCGTTTCTGATAGGAATCGCCGGTTTCGGCGTTCTCTACCACATTGGAAAGAAAGCTGAAGAGGGGGATGACGAGGAAAATCCGATCACTGCTTTCGACATGAACCCGGACAATGACTAATAACCTCAAGGCTAAGGCCGCATTTCACACATGCGGCTTTGGCTTTAACTTTTAAGGAGCAAACATGAGAAATAAAATCGAATTGTATCGTGAAGCGCGGCTGTGGATCACGAAAGTCATTATCCCATTGGCTGGAATGGCGACATTATATTTCAGCAATCCTGACAATCGTGCCGATTTCAAAACTCGTTTTCTGAAGTCAAAAATCGAAAAGAAACTTGGAGGTTTATTATGAGTTGGGATAATCCGAAAGAACACGGCGTATATTTGAATACCGGAGAACAGGAAGTCCATTTTCCCATCGGATTGGCTTTTGATAGCAATCAGATTCCGGAAGGGAAACAGGCTCCGCTCAAGACACTCGAAGAAGCAGCCGAATTGACGGAAGCGATCAAAGACCAGCTGAAAGGACAGAATGACCCCGAAGCCGATTACGAATCGCTTCGCCAGCATTCCCTCGAAGAATTCTGCGACGTATACCAGACGCTGGTAAATATCGCATTCGCTTTCGGATTTTCCCAGACCGAGATCGAGGACACTTATATGAAGGTCGTTCGTCGTAACGATGAACGAGGACGTTATCCTTCAAATGAATTGGAGGAAAGTTGGCTTGGCTGAAACAGCACTTCCAGCTCGGTTACGTTACGGTGGTTAAGGCATATGCCAAAACCATTGCCGCCGAATGCAAGCTGTTAAGCGCGATCTATAATTCAGGTCATGTTACAGACGTGACGATAATGAATCGCGAATTCGATGGAGTATATACCATACGAGTCAAAACCAGTGTGCTTACGACTCCATTCGCCTTGCAGAAAAGGATCGCCAAACAACTGGTGCATTTATAGACACCGCAAACGCGAACCATACATCTCCCTTAATGAGAACCATACACAACCTAATGAAAGGAACAATCATGGAAGATCAGAACAAGGAAACCACCGAAGTCGTCGAGACCGAGGAGAAGAAGCCCAACAAGATCGTCCAGTTCGTCAAAGATCATAAGGACCGTATCAGGGATATCACCATTGGAGCCGCTGCCGCCGCAGGGCTCGCACTGCTGATTCACCTGGGAAAGTCCGAAGATGATCTTGACCCGGACTACGACGACGTCGATTGGAATCATCCCGTGTCCGATGAATCGAATTCCAACGCTGAATCCACAGATTCCTCGCAAGAGTGAATTGTTCTACAAGCCAGAGTCGCACATGCGGCTTTGGCTTTGTCTTTTGGTTGGTCGTAAATATGGATATTATTCTATTATTAATACTGGTATTTCTAATACTATGCATATTCTATATGATATTTTATTAGCGAACCAACAACATGCCAAAACAGAAAGGTTGTTATGGTGAGTAATATCATCACAAACGGACGAAAATTTCTAGGAAGAAATTCCCATACGATTCTCACAGGCACGGCAGTGGTTGGTGTGATCGGAACCGCCGTTATGGCGTCACGAGATACCATTCAGGCGAATGATCGTCTGCTGGAGTATCGCATGGAGCTCGATGGCAAGCCATATGACAAGAAGGAGCTCGTCAAACGAATCGCTCCATGTTATATTCCGACCGCGTTGACTGTCGGTGCGACGATCACTGCGATCGTCGGAGCCCACCAGACCGCCACGCATAAGATCATCGCATATTCCTCGGCATATACCATGGCCCAGGAAGCCGCGACCATCTATCGTGATAAGGTACACGAGATCGTTGGCGAAAAGAAAGCCAAGGAAATCGAAGCGGCCGTGGCCAAGGACCAGATCGCCAAATCCAAAGACGACGCTTCGGCCGTAGTCATTGGCGACGGCAATGTGCTGTGTATGGACGGTTTCAGCGGGCGGTTCTTCCCGTCGACCTTGGAGAAGATCCGCAAGGCCCAGAATGACGTCAATTACAAGATGAATGCTGAAATGTATGCATCGTTGAATGACTTTTATGAGGCCTTGGATCTGCCCTATATCGGTTGTGGCGATGATCTCGGTTGGACGTCGGAGCATCCGATCGAACTGAGTTTCAGCACCACACTGACCCCCGATGGAAAACCGGCACTCGTGGTGAATTTCCACGAATCGCCGATGGCTGACTATCGCAATCTTATTTAAGTATCAACAAGGAGCAAATCATGTCTTATATTTCCCTACTCGCCCAAGCCGGTAAAGCAGCGGCTCCATATCTGAAGCCTCTTGGCATCCGATTGGGCAAATCCATCTGTACGGGTGTACTTACTCAGCTTGCGGGTAAGTATGCGTTCCGTATAACCGGGGACCATATTCTGGCACAACGTGATCGCGATATTCGCGAAGCGGTTCAGCAGGATATGGAACTCAAACAACTCATAGCCCAACAAAAAGCGGCTATGTCCAACAAACAGGAGGAAAACTAACATGATCAAGGAAACCATTTCTTACGAGGACATTGACGGCAACAGCAAGACCATGGATGCGTATTTCCATCTCACCATTCGTGAAATGCGTCAACTGCTGAAGGACGGCATCCAGGACAAGCTTGAAGCCGTGACTTCCGGAAAGGCATCTACGGATGATACGTTCGATCTGATCGATATGCTGATCAAGGCATCGTATGGCAAGCGAATCGAAGACAATGGCGAAGCGCATTTCGTGAAGAATCCGGAAACTACCAAGATCTTCATGGAGTCTGAAGCGTATGACAGCTTGTTGGGCAAGCTGATGTCCGATGACAAGTTCGCAACGCGATTCTTCACTGGTCTGGTGCCGAAGGCATTGACTGAGCGCCTGAATGCTATCAGCAACGGCGCGACTCAGAACGCACTCCCTCCGGAAGCGGCGCAGTATCTCGCTCAGCTGAACCAGCAGAATAACTGATTCTCATATAGTAAGTAATGAGGAAAGAGTTCGGACGATGTCTGGACTCTTTCCTTGCATATTTCGAAAGGACAAAGAGCATGGCAGAAGACGATCGCAAGCCGTTAGTCGTCGATGTCTCTCGACAGAACCTAGGTCTTCCGGAATCCAAAGAAGCGCCAAAGAAAGCAGCAGTCGCCCATGGCAAACTCAAAGAGGATACCATGGTCGAGAAAGGCGTGAAGCGCTTCTTCGGAGGTGATCCGAAAGACGTCATGATGTATATGCTGACCGACGTGCTGGTGCCGGCACTCAAGGATACATTCGTCGATATGGTCATCGGCGGAACGAAACGAATGGTATACGGCATGGGCGCGTCGGATTATCGCCCGACCAGTCCTCGATTGGTTCGACGTGATAACCCGAGCTATTCGCAGAACACGAACTATAACGCCATGTCGAGCAATCGACGTGTGATTGATAGCACAGTTCGTGAACGCCATGATTTCAGCAAAGTCGTGTTTCCTGACAAACCGTCGGCTGAAAATGTCTTGACGGCCATGAATGATTATATTCAGCAATATGGTGTCGTTCGGGTGAAGGACTTCTACGAATTTGCCGGAATCACCGCTGAATATACCGATCAGAACTGGGGCTGGCATGATATTCGTGGCAGCCGCGTTCGATCGATCTATGGCGGATATATCGTGGAACTTCCACCTACGGAGCACCTGCAATGAGCGACCGGGACGAGCTGAGGAACTGGTATTCCAATCCGTCATGGGCACGTAAAGTCGACAAGATGACGGATGAACGAGTATCGGTGGTTCTCAAACGAGTGAGAGCAATCAAAGAGCAAGCGAGGAACGATCACGATGGTGAATCCAATCACAGACGGCATCGATAAAACCGATCATCAGATGCTGCTGACGGTCGACGATATTCGGGAGTCCGATCGAGCCAGAACGATAACCATGATCAATCAATCATGGTTACATCGCCTGTTTAGACATTTTCCGGAGATAGCTAACTTGACGATTGATATCGTTATCGATTGGCCGGGACGATTGCCGAATACGGCCGTGATCACAACCAGGGATGGACGGAAATATCTATACGCGTCCGATCCGAGTTATGATTTCGGCACGATCGAGGAGCTATGATGAATCGTTTCCTTGCCATGGCTCATTTTCAACAGCTCTTCCCCGAACTCTCCGAACGAGTTCAAAAGTATCGCCGAATAGACAACCATACGGCATTGATCATATTATTCAGCGGAGCGCGCTATGTGTTTCGCTGGGAATCAACCAACAAGTGGACTCTGCAAACCGAGTTCGCGTATAGAAACAAATAAGGAGTAAACATGTCTATCAAAAGCACATTGGTCAAAACCGCAGCCAAGAGCGGTCTCTTTCTGAAGAAGCATAGCCCGGAAATCCTGACCTATTCGGGCATCGTGCTTGGCGTCGCCGCAACTGTCACCGCATGTCGGTCGACCATGCATATCGATGACGTGAAGAAGAACCATGAAACCGAAATGAGCCGCGTCGAAACCCTCGAAAAGATGGTGGATAACGGCGAGCTCGATGACGGCGATTTCACGGTCAATGAAGCGGCTTCGTCGAAGCAGATTATCTACATGCGTACTACTGTGGCTTATGCGAAGCTCTATGCTCCGACCATTATTCTGACCGGACTGAGTATCGCCTGCATTCTGTCGGCGCACAACATCCTCCAGACTCGATACACGGCTGTGGCTTCGGCATTCGCTGCTGTAACTGCCAAGTTCAGCGATTACCGCGAACGTGTCGTGGCCCAGTATGGCGAAGAGGTCGATCAGAAGTTCTATCAGAACATCGACACCGTCGAAGTCTCCGACGACAAAGGCAAGGTCATCGAGACCAAGAAGGAGCAAAACGTCCAGACGCTGAGCCCGACCGATAAATGGTTCGGACCGGATTCTCAGATCTGGGATAACGAATCCCCGGATATGAATACCGTGATGCTGAAGTCCGCATTGGATCGTGCTCAGAACAAGCTCGATTACACAGGGCATCTGTTCCTGAACGATGTCTATCGTCTGCTCGGTCTTCCGGATACCAAGGAAGGCGCCGTGCTCGGTTGGATCAATACGCCTGATCACGATTCGATCGTCGACTTCGGCGTATTCGGTTGCAGCGATGATCCGTGGGATAACGTCAAGGATTGCCCATGGGATGGCAAGGAAGAAATCCTTCTTCAGTTCAACTGCGACGGTATCGTCTACGATCAGATCTGATCGTCATATTCAATATGGGAGCGTCATTGGAATCGTGGTGCTCCCTTTTATTTTTATTAAGGAGATAATCATGAAAGTTACAACCATTGTCAAAATCGCCAAGGCCGCTGTTGCCGCTGTGGCTCTTGGAGTAGCTGCTATCGGTGCAATTCGTACTGCCAAGAACACCAAGAAGCTGCACGAAACCGCAGTGGATGCTATTCAGAAGGCTGAGAACAACGAGATCGAGTCTGACGAACAGATGCAGGAGATCAACGATAATCTGTTCAGTCGCGTCGGCAATATTGTGTTCGATGCCGGATCATTTTTGGTAGCCACTGCTGCCACCGCCATCGTCGGATATCTGTGTGTTTCAGCATATAATGACCGGAAATGGGCTGAGGGTATGGACGCTGTTACTCGCTACGGCTGTGCCGTCACGAAGGCTTTGGCTCATCGAATCAAGGCCGAGGAGGCGTGATATGAATATCGATGAAATTAACGCATATCACGACGAGATTGCCAATGCCCGAGAAGTATTAGGCGACACTCATGCGGGACCGGCTTCTCGTGCTCAGGCATCGTTAGCGGCATGTGCAACATATTTCTCGCAAATAGATGACGGTGTTCTCCAAGCGACCATCAACGAACCTGAAGTCATCGATGATTCTCATAAACTGAACAAAGCTCATGAGAATTCATACATGATGATCGGAGGAGTATCAATAGCATCGATCACGTTCTCTAATATCATTCATGATTGCAAATGCCTGAAAGAACGTAATGTAAAGAATATATGGTATGTAGTTAAACGCCATATTCCATATATCACAATTGGAACCTTCCTGATCATCGCTAGTGTACTTCTTGAAAGGAGCGAATATGAATCGTGAGAATCTGATATTCGCTGGTATCGGATTTCTGGCTGGCGTCGCCGTCACGACTGTTGTCGGATATTTTGGCGTCTATCGAAAGTACATACCGCTTCGACAGCTGGAGGACGAAGTCAATCAGCTCGAGGAGCAACGTCAATCCAAAGGACGTCAGCTTGATGCCATGGATGCCGCTTACGAGGAACGCAAAGCGGCCTATGACAAAGATCTCCAGGATATGTCGGATCGCCTTGACATGTACGATAGCGACATCGCCGACGCCAAAAAAGAACTCGAAGCAATCAAACCAACACCAGAACAGGAGCCTGAAACCTTGACCAAAGACGAAACCAAGATCTTCGCGCGATTCGAAATCCATGACGGCAATCCTCGATGGGATGGGCCGTTGACCGATGAGGAACAGGCATCATATGATGCTTGCGAAGGCGATGAGAATCTCATTCTCGGGCTGCTCACTGAAGTGAAGGAACATCGATTCAAAAATTCCATCGATCCGAACCGAACCGCGTATATGATCGACGACTATGAGCACAAGACCGCTCCAGACTTCATCGATACGGTGTATCTTGACTACTATGTCAGAGACGACAAACTCGCCGAAGGACGAGTGCTCGTCGAACGTCCAGATGATCTTATCGATATGGCCGTACTGGTGCAATTCGGTAAGTATGGATGGCAGGAAGATCCGAACGTCGTGATCTGCCGTAATGATACGTTCGAGACGGACTACGTCATCGAACGTCATGAGGAATCATATCAGGAGTCGGTGTTCGGCATCGATCCGGATAAGATCACCTTGCCGTCGCATCGAGTGCTCGAAGATATGGCCAGGAAAGCCTATAAGGAGGAGCAACATGCCTAAAAGCGAACCACATGTGAAACCATATTTCGATTGGCTTCTGGAAGATGTGGTCGGTATTGATAATGATGGATATTCCAAACTCTATCATGCGATGAATACGATCCGTTACACCTATCGTATCGCCATGGATGCCAATCGAGAAGGCGATGCTCTCGAACTCCGTGGAGATTACGAATATTACAATCATGTGCCATGCGAAGCGCAGTTCCAGGGAGGAGTGGTGAGCTTCCTGGAATTCCTTATCGCAGTGATTCTACGGGTCGATAATGATCTCGCACTCAAGCTGTCTCGTGCCGATTGGATGCATCTATTCATCAAAAATATGGATCTGCAAGCCTACACGGATTCATATTTTGATGCTGTTGGAGACGCATCCGAACCGGTACGACTGCTTGTCGAACGCACCATGAACCGGAAGTATAACGCCGATGGGAGCAATGGCGGATTGTTCGTCATCAAGGGATGCGACAAGGATCTTCGACGGATGCAACTGTTCGATCAGTGGACATTGTTCGGCAATTCCGACCACGATATTCCATATAAGTGGGACTAGAAAGGAGTGGGTATGGACCAAATACGAGTGACTGAAGTCAAAAGCACCAAAACCACAACCAAGGTCATTGCGAATCCTAGGGCCCGTGGATTCAAGGACCTTATTGTCAAAGGTGGACAGTTCTACGCCGTATATGATCCAGATACGCACCTGTGGTCCAGAAGTGTCGGTCGCCTCTCCGAACTCATTGATAGGGATATCAGCGAGTATATTGCAACACATTCGGACAAGACATTGACTCCGGAATACATGGACAATATGTCCAATGGACAATGGAACCGATATTTGTCGCAACTGAAGAATCTCGATGACAGCAGCATCATGCTGGATCAGAAGGTTATATTTGATAATGATGACGTTACTCGAGAGGATTACGCATCATTCAAATTGCCATATGATCTCATCGAGGGTCCAACACCGAACTACGATCGCCTGATGGAAACGATCTATGACCCGGACGAGCGTCGAAAGCTCGAATGGGGCATAGGTCTGATCGTGGATGGTAAGGACCAGAAACGCATTCAGAAATTCTTCGCCATTACCGGTGCTCCCGGTACCGGTAAATCGACGATTCTGAATATCATTCAGGAACTATTCGGGAACTACGTTTCGTTCTTCAATGCCAAGGAACTTGGTCAGGGATATCAATTCGCCACTGCTGCGTTCAAGAATGCGCCACTTGTGGCTATTCAAAGCGACGGTGACCTCTCAAAGATCGATGATAATTCATTGTTGAACACCATTGTGTCGCATGAATATATCAAAGTCAATGAGAAAGGCGTCAAGCAGTATGATATTCCGATCAAGACGATGCTGTTCATGGCTTCGAATAAACCAGTGAAGATCACAGACTCAAAATCGGGTCTGATCCGAAGGTTGATCGACGTCTATCCATCAGGACGAAAACTCAGCAATGCTGAATATTTCGAAGCCATGGACGGCATCAAATTCGAACTCGGTGCGATCGCTTATCATTGTCGAGAAGTCTATCAGAAGTTGGGCGCGAACGCTTATGGCAATTACGTGCCAACCGAAATGGTGGCCAGAACGAATGATATGTATTCGTTCTTGTCAAGTGTTCTCGACCAATTCGAAGATAACGATCATATCGATGGCCTCGAACTTTGGCGTCAATATAAGGTTTGGTGCGATGAAGGAAACGTGACCATGCGCATGAAACGTGATGACTTCCTGTTCGAATTGTCATCATATTTCAACAAGACGACTGACAACATCGTCAATGGCCGCAAATCCACTCGTAACACCGGTTTCGAGGGAATCCGTTGGGATAAATTCGAGAAAGTGGAGAAACCGAAGCTGATCGAAGCGAGAAAACTCGAACTCGATTCGACCGATTCGGCATTCGACCACATGGCTCAGGATTGGCCGGCCCAATACGCCGCCGATAATCCCATCGGAGGACCTCGGTTGCCTTGGGATCAGGTAACCAGCACGCTACAAGACATCGACACCACAAAACTGCATTGGGTACGAGTACCTGAGAATCATATCGTCATCGACTTTGATCTCAAGGGCGATGATGGCGAGAAGAGCCTGGAACGCAATCTTGCCGAAGCCGCGAAGTATCCGCCGACGTATGCGGAATTGAGCAAATCCGGTAAGGGCGTGCATCTGCATTATATTTACGATGGTGACGTGACGAGACTCAAACCTCTGATCGATATCAACGTCGAATGCAAGGTGTATCGAGGGAAGTCTGCATTGCGAAGGAAACTCAGCACATGCAACAATCTCGAAGTCGCGCATATTTCCAGCGGTCTTCCTCTCAAAGGAGATAAAACCATGATCAATGAGAAAGCGATCAAAGATGAACAACATCTTCGCAATCTTATTAAAGGAAACCTAAGAAAGGAATATTGTCCCGGAACCAAGCCATCGATCGACTTCATCTGTAAGCTGCTGGACGAAGCATACGAGTCTGGCATCCAGTATAACGTCGAAGACATGCGTCTGGATATTCTCAATTTCGCCATGAACTCCACGCATAATCGAGATTATTGCATGAAGGTTGTGGCGAATATGAAGCTTCGTTCGGACGAACCCGACAGCTTGGAGCCGCCAAAGCATACTGGGACGCCTGATATTCTGACGTTCTACGATGTCGAGGTGTTTCCGAATCTGTTCATGATCTGTTTCAAAGACGCAGGTGATGAGAAGGATCATCCGGTGAAGACCTTGATCAACCCCGATCCGAAGGATGTTCGCAAACTCTGCGGCAAGGCACTGGTTGGATTCAACAACCGACGATACGACAATCACATGCTCTACGCATGGGGTTGGCTCGGCTATGACAACCAACAGCTCTACAACCTGTCTCAGGATATCGTAGCCGGCGGACCTCGCAGTCGAAACGCCATGTTCCAGAATGCCTATAACATCTCCTATACGGATATTTACGACTTCTCTGCAAAGAAGCAGTCGTTGAAGAAGTGGGAGATCGAACTCGGGATCGATCATCACGAACTCGGTATGCCGTGGGACAAGCCGGTCGATCCGAAGCTTTGGGATCTGGTGCAATCGTATTGCGAGGATGATGTCCGAGCGACGGAAGCGGTATTCAACCATCTTCATGAGGATTTCGTGGCCCGTCAAGGTCTGGCGAATCTGTCCGGCCTCACGCCGAATGATTCGACAAACCAGCATGTCACACAAATCGTGTTTGGCGATGTCAAACATCCACAAGACGAGTTTCCATGGCCTGATCTTCATAAAGAGTTTCCCGGATATACTTTTGATAAGTTCGCCGATCGTGAACATAAGTCCAAATATCTTGGAGAATATCCAAGTGAGGGCGGCTATGTCCATGTTTATGGAATGTCAAATGGGAATGGAATCGATCAATCAACCATGATCAAGTCCTATGAAAAACCTGGTGAAGAACGACGAAAGGAATTTGAAGCCATGTATAAAGAGTTCGGAATGAATATCAATAAAAATCTCATGGATGAACTTAGAAAGTACAAGGTGAATCATGGATGAACTTTGGAGGCAATGGCCGAAAGATCAAAGAATTTTGGTATCCAATAAAGGACGAATTGTGAGTTGTCGACAAAGTCATTGCCGAGAGCTTCCAATATTTATTAATGATTCTGGATATCGACAAACTTCAGCCGGATTCGTTCATAGATTGGTCGCTGAAACTTGGATTCCGAAACATTCGGGAAACGAAGTCAATCATATTGACGGAGATAAAACCAATAATGCTGTTGATAACCTAGAATGGACTACTCATTCTAGAAATCTAAAACATGCTTATTTGGAAGGGCTTCATCCTGGTCATCATTGTCCGGTTGAGATCGTTGAAACTGGAGAGCAATTCGATAGTCAAATTGAATGTGCAAAAGCTTTACATAGTACAAAATCGAACATTTCGAAGGCTGTACTTGGTAAAGTCAAAAAACATAAAGGATTCACGATTCGACGAGTGGAGAAATCATGAGCGGTCAGAAACTCGGAGGAATGTTTGGCAATGTTGCGTTGTTGGATGTGTCATCTCTACATCCTTCAAGCATTGAGAATATGAACTTCTTCGGCCCTTATACTAAAAAGTATAGCGATATTAAGAAAGCTCGTATTTTCATTAAACATGGTCAAATCGAAGAAGCCCGAAAATGCATGGATGGCGCATTAGCTCCACTTCTTAAAGAAGGCGAAAACACCAAGTCGTTAGCTCAAGCGTTGAAGATCGTCATCAATTCAACTTATGGATTGACTTCGGCTCATTTTCCAACAAAATTCAACGATGTTGAAAATAGGTCAAACGACCGAAATATTGAAAACATGGTCGCTAAACGCGGCGCTTTGTTTATGCTTTTGCTTAAGCAAAAAGTCATGGAACTCGGGTATGTATCCGTACATGTAAAAACCGACTCCATTAAAATTGCTGATGCTGACCAGTACATCGTGCAATTTGTTATGGACTTTGGTAAAAAATATGGGTACAATTTCGAACTCGAAGCGATCTACGACAAGATGTGTATCGTCAACAAAGCGACGTACATCGCCCATCATTGTTACGGTGACGACGGGCACGACGCCGCATCGCATGGTGGTTGGGCGGCAACGGGTGCACAGTTCGCAGTGCCCTACGTCTTCAAAACGCTGTTCTCTCATGAAACGATTGATTTCAAGGATCTTTGCGAAACCAAATCCGCCACGACATCGATCTACCTAGATTTCAACGAGGGCCTACCCGAGGACGAACATCGCTATGACTTCGTCGGCAAGGTAAGCGCCTTCAGTCCTGTGCAACCGGGGTGCGGTGGAGGTCTGCTGGTCCGTGACAACGGCAACGGCGGTTACGCCGCGCTGTCCGGCACCAAAGGTTATCGCTGGAAGGAATCGAGCGTTCTCCGAGACAGTCACAAACAAGATGAAGTCGATTACACCTACTACGAACATCTCGCCGATGAGGCACGAGATGATATTTCGCAGTACGGCGATTTCGACTGGCTGGTAAACGGCGAACCCTATATTTCGCCGAATCCTGGAAGCAATGATCTGGTTGCTTCCTTGACTCGATAATACACAGATCAGAAAGGTCAGCTCATGAGTGTGAGCGATTTTTTAAGTTTGATGATTTCACTCGGCTTGCTTATACTCATGAGCTGGTTTGTAGACAATCATAAATTCTAAGGAGCAATCATGTCAATTACTATGATCGTTACGATTTTGGCGCTGGTCCTGATGATCAGCGTCAATCTATGGACCTATATTCCCAAGCAACGACCGATACCTCGACATTCCGATTTATATATCGCCATGATGGAGACATTTGATCGTCCGGCAATGGTACCGATTGAATGTGGAAGGAAACGATAAATAAAAAATCAGACCCACCTTGAAAGTAGGTCTGAAAAATCTTACTTTCGATAAAGTATACCAAGAACAGGAGTAAACCATGAAAACCAGAACCGAAAACTGGAGAGGACACAGTATCAGGTTTGTCGAGATCGATGACAACTGGTGGGCCGTGCTCAAGGATATTTGCGACGCGCTGAACCTCAGCACGTGGGGAATCGCTCAAAGACTTGAACCGAATATGCTCGAGAAGATCGATGTTGAATCCGTGTCAAATCGACCTGCATCCTATAAAAATCAGACCCCAGTTCAAATGAGGTCTGAAAATCCTATTCAACGTACTCAGAAGATGCTCGTCGTCAACGAAATCGGCATCTACGAAGCATTGTTTGCATCTCGCAGACTTGAAGCACGAAAGTTCCGCATATGGGCCGGAAGCGTGTTGCAACGTCTTCGTCAGAACATCGGTCTCAAACAATACGAGATCATGCGTATGACCGATCCAGATATTCAGGATCAGATCAACTACATGCTCGACGATATCTTCTACGACCCGGAAAGCGATCAGCTCATGTGCTCGGTCACGGTCCAAGGCGGAGATGTCGACGTACGGCCATTTGATGAAGTATACAAAGAACAGGAGTAAACCATGGCACTCACCACCGAAGAAGTAGACGATCTCATGCATTGCGACTGTGATGCCGAGGTCAAAGCACTCGATTTCGACATCACGACCAACCGGATCAAAGCGATTCTCATCTGCACCGGATGCGGCAAAATGGTATCGGTGTCCGGTGATATTGATAGGGTTTCGGATGTACGGTATGCCGAAACGGTCCGATTGGTCCAAGACGAATCGGAGGATTGCGAATGAAACTTCCATTCAAAGTCCATTTTGAAATGCAACCAACTATTGTAAAAAACAAGGAGAATATCATGTCTGATAATGACACCACTCAGGTACTCGATGCGAACGAAGTCATCGATCAATCCAAATCGACGCTCAAGGATGTCGTGCTCGATCATCCGGCATATCTGGCCTTGGCCGGCCTTGGCATTTTCGCCATCGGATATCAGCTCGGACGCAACCAGGGCGTCAACTCGTTGCTGAAGTTCGCGATGAGCAACTGATGTTATATTTACTCATAGGCGCCATACTGGTTATGATTTTCGCAGCTTGGTTCCCATTGTGGTGGGACGATCATTTTTAACGCGCCTGAAACATGGCCCTTAATGAGAATATTAATTCGCATTAAAGGAGTTAATCATGACCGATATTTATGTCAAGCCCGTCATCATCGACGTTGAAACAGGAGATATCATCGATAATGATTCATTTGACACCAAAATGTTGTTGATCTTATACAAGCTCGGCTATATTTTCCAAGCCGAACGATTCAACGAACAAATTGATTCGTGGAACGAAGAGTTTGAACGTCTTTATCCAGACGTTTATAATCATCTGGATGATCCCGTCAAACAGGAGTTCTACGACAATTTCATCGTTGAACGTTGGCAGAAGATTATAGACGATTTTAATAAAATAGCATCAACAATCGTTAAGGATGCCAAACTATTTATCGAGGATCTCTGCGTCAAGATGAATGATGGCAAAGGCCATATCATCGAATCGAGAATCGTTAATCCAAATTAATAATCGATAAAAGACCGAGTCGCACATGCGGCTTGGTCTTTGTCTTTTGGCTATATTCGCGAAATAGACATGTCCTTTAATGAGAACTATCAAGAAAAGGAGTCAACATGTCTGTTGATATTTGCCAAGCCATCGCTGATTTCATTCTCATCACGATTGTCGTGCTGGGGATCGAAGCAGGCATTCAAGATCGTATCAAGCATAAGGATATGACCTGGTTCGCCTGGATCGGTCGCCACTGGAATAATCATAAGGAGAAGAAAGCAGCCAACAAACTAACAAAGAAACAAGACATCAACGAAACCACTTTCGCTGAGAAGTAATCATAAGCCTGAGTCGCACATGCGACTTTGGCTTTGCATTTTAATAAAAGGAGATTATTATGCCTATCAACATCGTCAAGCGCCCAAACGGTGACGTCAACAAGATCGAATGCGAGAACGTTCGTCTGATCTGGACGAATTTCGCAGGCCGTGAAGGCAAATACAATCCGGCCGGCAATCGCAATTTCAACATCGTCCTTGAGGAATCCGATGCCAAAACGCTTCAGGACCTTGGCCTGAACGTCAAATTCCATGAGGGCCGTGATGAAAACGATCCGGGAATCTACACGCTTCAGGTGAAGATCAACTTCAAGTCCTACAATCCTCCGGAGATCTGGATGAAGAATTCGCACGGCAACGCCCAGTTGGATGAGGATTCCGTCAAGATGCTGGATCCGTTGGTGTCCGCCGACGCCGTGACCGAGTCGTGGCTGAGCTTCAATCTGAACCATTACGAACAGTTCACCACCGCATATTTGCAGAAGCTGCTGGTAACAGTTCAGGAATCCGATTATGAAGCTCGGTTCTTCGACGAACCGGATTCCGCCATGAACACCATGACGTTCCACAAGGTGGAGAAGGACTGATCATGTCATACGATAATCGAACTCCTCGACCGAGTGTCTTGAAGGTCTGCGTCTATTCCATCCTCACCGGAGGATTATATTTCTTCTGGTGGTTCGTCAAGACATTGTCCGGCGGATATCGCTGACATAACATCGCGACAGGTATGGGCCTTCATCGGCCTGTACCTGTCCTTTATTTTTGAAAGGTATACTCATGATTGATTTTGACACTCTCGATGGCGAGAAACTCATCGATCAGGCATCCAAGCAACATGCCGATGTCTGCAAAGCCTCGGCGCAGATCGCATCTCGATACGCGGATATCTCGGATCTGGTCAAAGGCAAGCATGTCGATATGAGCGCGGAGCATCTCGAACGATACAAGTATCCGACGGTGTATTTGGACCAGGATCGTATGGAAGAGATTGAAGATGCTCACGGCAATCCGGTGATTCATATCTGGATGGAATGCATGGATTGCACTGCCAGCGGTTTCATTGACATCAAGGATCAGGAGGAACTCCATGATAACAAGCAACGCCCGCAACCTGCCAAGTCGCAGCGAGCCAGTGGCAACAGCATGGGTGGCCGAGACGTCTCGGAAAAGTATTGCTAGGGCTCGCCATGTGTCCTATCTACCGAGCAACTTCGATCGTCTCTGGGAGATCTTCATGCTGATATTCCCGGACGATGCATCGAACGTCGAATCGGCTGAGGATTTCGATGATCATTCATTGAAGCTGGTCATCAATAGAGCGACCAAGAAATTCTATGATGACGATCAATACGAAGTCGACGACTCGACCGAATATGCGATATTCACCGTGGAATTCGGCCAATGGTATCTCTGGACCAAAGGAGCGAGCCTCAATGGCGAACTATGAACCTGAAACGCCTGATTCGGACGTCTACGACAAACACGCCAAAGAGATATTCGAATATGTCTTACCTGAACTTGCCAACAGTGTCTTCGAATACAAATCCGCTGGACCGCATGGGGTGAGTTTCATCACCGGCAGTGGCGATGTATTTCTTTGGTATGAGCTGGCGCCGTATTCCAATGATCCATCACAGATTCGATGGATCCTGGAGCATGTGTGCCAGAAGAAACGTCCGGTTGAGAATACGGATCGTCCAATGGCGTTGGAAACCAAATACGATTAATATATTTATACGCAAGGAGTAATCATGTCCGACACGACTTTTTCGCCGTTTATAACCATGTCCAGCACATCATTCTCACCGATCGTGATGTATAACGCCATGTCTCTCACTGTCGAAAATATGCGAGAATGTCAATGCGATACGCCTTTGGCTATGACCAAGCCGATGGCCGTTCCCCACAAAGGCCGTATGTATGCATGCACGAGCTGGTGCCCGTTCTGCGGAGCGACCCAACACGTCACGGCGGATGCCAAGATGTTCCCGAATACCGCTCCTGCGGATATTTGGAGACTGGATGCTGACAAGATCTACGAATTCGTCTCGAGGATCAACGATCTTGGATATTTGCCAGCGCATGCCGGGTCTGATGATCTCGCATGGACGTTCCCGCAGAGCTATTCCGATGGAACGTTCTCGACGAACGTCTTCAACATCGCCGTCGGCCGTGGTCTCACGGTCAGGGCACCGGAGTGTTATATTCTGCGAGACGAGCAGCTCACGGTTTTCGATACCAAACTGCTGAATGAATTCGACCAGCTCGGAATCCTTGGCCTGATCTATCCGAAGGAGCCTGCTCATGCCAACGCCTGACGAATATCGCAGCGCACGGTGCCTGCTTGGTCTCACGCAGCATCAAGTCGGCAAGATGATGAAGATCCGTCGCGAGACCGTAGGACAGCTGGAGTCCATCAATCCCGACACGCCGCGCACCTGGGAGGCATATTCGCGCTACTACGATGTGTGGCTGCGCGAATATGCCCGTATCAAGCATCCTGACCTGTTGTTCGCCGTCGAGGCGATTCTCAACGGCAACCGTACGGTCATAGCCTGGCTTGGCGAACAAGACGATCCCGACAGCGATCCTCGTCACGGACGTCATCGTCCGAATCGTATCGTGGAGCTCAATCTGGTGTTTCCTACCATCATGGAGACGTCGCAATATCTCATCAAGCATGGCTACACCGATGAGGATCCTCATACGGTCCAGACCAAGATCTCACAGATACTGAACGGATATAGGAAACAACAGACATTATACGGCTTCCACTTCGAAGACGTATGATGAGAAAGGATATTCGCCATGGCTCCGGCCAGCGTATTCGACAAGGCTCACAGACAGCTATCATGCCATGCTGGAGCCTCGATCATCATCACCGACGCATGGAAAATCAGTCCCATGCAGTACGAATGTCTGGCAATGTGCTCACGTTGCCGGCGACAAGTCTATATCCCGATCTCACGGGAAGAATACCGCAAGATGGATAATCGTGAGATCTGGCAGGAATAGGAGAACACCATGACACAGGATAATCTTACCCACGAACAGGCTCTCGAGAAAGCCGAATGGATCGACAAGCTTCGCGAACTCGGATTCGTCTGGGATGGCAACGTCGACGATCAGCCGAATCTCTCGAAATGGCGTCATAATAACATCGGTCATCTCACCGCTCGTCTGGCCTTGATGGCCAATACCGAGAACGAACGCGATGGTCATTTCGTGGCCGTGATCTGCATCGGTCTAAACCATGTCATGCGTCCCGATATCCATTTGGGCGCGGAGACGACGGAGAAGCTGCAACAGATCTATGATGTGGTGACGGAAAGCGTGGAGGAGTCATGACCTCAATCAGCATCGGACCATATTTGCGATGGAAGCTCAAGATCCTCGGATTCGAATACGATCCCGTTGAGGACACCTGGTTCTGGGGGTGGAAGAAGAAAGTCCATCTCAACCTCGATCGGTCCATCGGCATGTTCACCTGGAGCGCTTCGGTGGTGACGGCCAAGGCGCCGGCATCCTATGTGGATGATCGGCATGCCATTGTCAGCTGGAACCAATCCGAAGAGGAGTTTCTTAAGCTGAAACGCTCGACCATTGCGTATTATATCGGCGATATGGTGCGAAAACACAAGCCGACTGTGACGAAATGACCAAAAATGCTATCTCAACATGTGGCCAGGAAACATATATCGCGTTTTGTGCACGTATTGTGCACATTTCGCGAAGTTTCTGTGGCCACATGTTGTATTTAGCGTAAAAACCTAGTACTTTGTCAGGTTAAAGTACTAGGTTTGATATAATAAGGAGTAATCATGCCTGGTGTCAACTTACGACAGTTTCAGCACGAGTGCGTGCAGGCCCTGAGGTCGGGCAAGGTGTTGGCGGCCGGAGTTGGCGCCGGCAAGTCCATCATGGCGTTATATTGGTACGTCACCAAGTGCTGTACGGTGCGGACCTCGCATAACGCCAATGGCGAGCTATTCCAGATCATGCCTGGGAGTCCGGATCTGGTGATTATCACGACCGCCAAGAAACGCGATAACCATGAATGGGATGACGAGCTCTATCGCTACGCCCTGCATCAGGGTGAGAATTCGAAGAAGATGGGTAGGGTCCATGTCACGGTGGATTCGTGGAATAACATCACAAAATACGTCGATACGTCCGCCGTATTCATATTCGACGAGCAGCGCGCCATCGGTTCCGGAGCCTGGAGCAAGGCATTCGTGCGGATCGCCAGACGGAATCCCTGGGTGATGCTGAGTGCGACTCCCGCCGATACCTGGAGCGATTGGTGCCCGATATTCGTCGCGGACGGGTTCTACCGGAATCGTACCGAGTTTTTTCGTCGTCATGCAGTATATTCCCGGTACACGAAGTATCCGAGAATAGACCGCTGGATCGATGAGGACTATCTGAACAAATGCCGCGATCATGTGCTGGTGACCTGTGAGGTGCCGAGAGAGACCGAACGTGTGGTGCATCAGCTGACCTGCGCATACGATAAGGAAACGGTTCGCAAGGCGATGAAGACACGGTGGAATCCAGAGACGGAGGAGCCGTTCCTCAATGCCACGGAACTGTGCTTTTATCTGCGGAGGGTGATCGATACGGATCCTACACGTCTGTCGTACGCCGCACATGTGGTACGTGATCATCGCAAGGTGATCATATTCTACACGCTGCGTGCCGAGCTGGAACAGATTCTGAAGCTTGAGGAGGTCACTGGCGTGCCGGTCTACCAGTACAACGGCGGTCGGCACGATGATCTGCCTCAGGGGAATTCCTGGGTGTATGCGGTGCAGTTTCAGGCTGGATCCGAGGGTTGGAATTGCACGAGCTGCAACACGGTCCTGTATTGGTCGCTGCCGTACAGCTATAAACAGGCTGAACAGGCGGCCGGCAGGATCGACAGGTTGGACACGTCGTATAAGACGTTGAACTATTATATCATGCGATCGTTCGCGCCTTTGGATCTGGGAATCATCCGGGCGCTTCGGAACAAGGAGGATTTCAACGCTTCCGGGTTCTTGAGAAGCAGTGCGCGACAAAAGGAGTGATCATGCCAAAAGGAAGAACCGAGATTGTTTGTATTTATCTCGGAAAACGTAATATACCATACGATCCATTTGAGATAAGCGAACTTCGAGAGTGGGTCAAAGCTAAGGCTTCGTTATGTTCGCATTCTCCTGATGGTTATGGAATCAGCGACGCCTATAGAATCGAACGAGAACCGGTCATGCTGTGGCCAGATGGATATACGGTGGATCTCTATAGTGAGACACGAAGAGTGGTGTGCCCGAATTGCGGGAAACGTAAGACCGTCGTGTTTCAGGCTTATGACACATCCTCTACATGGTACCAGGAAACGCGATTTGATTATGGTAAGGAGTGATCATGCGTATCAATGAATTCGAATTGGTCGATCCGATGAGTGATGTGCAGAATACCATTACGAGATTGATCGATCATCGTGGGTCATGCGATGATCTGTCGCCGAGACATGAGATCATCATGAGCGATATTCTGCTGTTGCAGACGGATCTTGCACATCCTGAGATATCATATGATATGACCGAGGCGAAGATCAATGCCTATTGTCCTCGCTGTAGGAGACATGGATCCGGATGGATCGAGACCAACGGATGGTTTTCTGCGGTGTCGCCATCACGTGGAGTGGTGATTCGTCGTGCGATGGATGAGCTTCCTGCTCGTAAGAACAGGAATGGTCAGATTTGCGGGCATCGTCGTTTGATGATGTCTTCCGCGGTTCGATCGAAGGATATCGCATTCCATGTCAGGGAGGAGAACACCAGGAATTATATCTGGTTTAAGAAACGTAAGGCTTTGGCGAAGCAGTGGTTCCCGTTGAGTAGCGGTGACGAACAGTATCATTTGGTATGGTGTCCGGACTGTTTTGCGATGACTTGCGTGGACGTCGGAAAGATGTCTTTTACGCAGTACGACCCCTCAAATGCCAGTTTTCGAGGGAGCGAATGGTACTAAAAAGCAGTTCTAAATATGTACAATTTGTGTGACAAGAGCACTTCTAAATATGTACAATTTGTGTGACATATGTACAATTTGTGTGACATGAGCGAAAATGCCCTCAATGCGGTAAAAACGCCAAAATCGGCTTTGTCACACAAATTGTACATACAAATCGGTTTTGTCACACAAATTGTACATATTTGAAAACGTCTTTTAGGGCCCAAAAACGTTGGAATTTCAACGTTTTTGGGTGTTTGAGGTTGTTTTTCTGTATGTACAATTTCTGTGACATACTTCTATTCCGAATGGGGAAGAAAGAAAATAATATTATATGTAAGTATAAAAGAAGTAAAAGTATGTCACACAAATTGTACATATTTGAAAACCACTTTTTTGCAGAAAGGAACCGTCATGACTTATTTCATCCTCGATGGCAATCGAGAAACCATTTACGAAATCGCTCACGACATGATCGGGTGCAGATGTCAACCCGGGACTCCGGTATGCATCAGTATCCCGAAGATCGATCCGGATGAACTCACGCCTCAGGAACGTCGTAATTTTTCCATGAACGATTTCGTTCTGGCGTGTTATTGTTCCGGATGTCGAAAGCGAACTAAACTCATGGTACCGCTCGATAAGATCCCTCACGTCGATGCCGACGCCATCCGGCAGATCGCACAGCAAATGTCGACAGAGGGGATCAATTGCAACCATGACCGAGAGAGCTGGGAAGTGACCGCACCAGTTATTCGAGATGATGCTCCGAGTCAAATCGATTTGAATGGTGCTCGTTTGTTGTTACATATCGTCTACTGCGTGAAGTGTCGACGTCTTGTACATGTGTACATTACCGACACTCATCGAGTGTTTTAGGAGGAGCCATGCGTTTTCGCGAACCAATATTCGAACAGCCCATGCGTGTCATGGAAGATGATCATATCTGCCGGGACATCGACGACTACAGCTACTATGCCGGAATGCAGTTGGAGGACGCCAAGCGTGAACTCGTCGAGCATAACGGCAATGAGATCATCAAGATTGGATGGATGCATGTGGTACCGTTGCATCCAGTTCGGAAATACCAGGATCATCCGATTAAGATCACCACGCTTCGATACGGCACTTCTGAAGTATTTCCGAATATCTATGAAGCAAGTATCAAGAAAGGCTTTAGTCTTTCTTCGTTGCGTGACTTATTGTGTGGAAGAGGTATATGGTCGGATAACTTCGTTGCTGAATACATCTAGATCATTTGTGCACAAATGTGCACAAACATCGTCTCGTACATTCCCCATAATGGATAGAATATACATATAACTACAGGTATCTACCGTATTTTACGGTCGGAGGTTTTCCATGGTTTTAGAGCGAGACTTCCAGCGTAAACTGGTCAAGCGATTGAGGACAGAGATTCCAGGATCCATTGTCATGAAAGCCGATGCGAACCAAGTACAAGGCATCCCGGATCTTTTGATCCTTGCGCATGGCCGATTTGCTTCGCTGGAAGTCAAACGCTCTGCTACCGCATCTCATCGACCGAATCAGGATCACTTTGTCCAGAAGATCAATGACGATGGCGGCTTCGCTTCGTTCGTCGATCCTTCGAATGAAGACGATGTGGTGGACCAAGTCAAACGATATCTATCCGAAGCCTAGGGAATCACGGCTTTTCATTTTAGGAGTCATCATGACATTCACGTTCAATCAGCATACCGACCTTGAAGGCAAGCACGCATATTTGAGCGCCAGCCATCATGTCTGGCTCAACTATGACGATGAGCATTTCAAGGATATCTTCTATTCGAATCTCATGAAGGAACGTGGCACACAGCTTCACGCCTTCGCCGAGTTCGCGAATAGGATGGGCCGGAAGATGCCGCGCAACCATGAGACTATCAACGAGTTCATCAATGATGGCCTTGGATATAACATGAGTCCAGAAGTGGTGCTCTATTACAGCGAGTATTGTTTCGGGACTGCCGACCTTATCGGTTTTGATCCGAAGAAGAAACTACTTCGCGTGTTTGATCTCAAGACCGGTCAGAAGGATGTGCTCGAGTTCGGACAGTTGCATGTGTATTGCGCTCTGTTCTGTCTCGAGTACAACATCAAACCGGATGACATCAATTTCGAATGCCGACTCTATCAGAATGATGAAGTTCGCATCGAAGAGTTTACTGATCCGGAAACCATCAAGGATATTATGGATCTTATCGTTCACGATGATAAGATGATTCGTGAACTTCGCGCCGAAGCGAAAGCTAATAAATTGATCTTCTAGAAAGGAGCGGATTATGGCTGAAGAGTCATATTCTGGTGATGACGAGTCGTTGTATGACTTCGAGCATTACGGTACCCCACATCAGGGCGCCACTCCGCATTCCGGACGGTACAAATGGGGTTCGGGTGATGAAGATTCCTTGACCAGAGCCAATGGCTTGTTGGGTCAAGTGGCTCGGCTCAAGGAGCAAGGAATTACTAATTCCACCGAGATCGCTAGATCTTTAGGCATGACTACGACCGAGTACCGAGCACGATATTCCATGGCATGGAATGAAGCCGAGAACTATACTCGCAATCGAGCTCTGAACCTCCAGAAGCAAGGCTGGGGTGCTACGGCTATCGGCAAAGAGCTCGGACGTTCTGAATCGACAGTCCGTGGCTGGCTTAAAGATGGTCGTGAAGTTCGTAAGGACATCGCCACTGACATCTCAGAAAAGCTTATGGCTTCGGTTCCGAAGAACGGCGGTCTTGATATCGGTAAATCCTCAGAACTATATCTGGGAACTTCTGCCGATAAGCTCAAGGTCGCAGTGCAGATGGCGGTCGATAAGGGCTATGAAGTCCACTACATGTATGAGAATCAGCTCGGCACTGGTCCTGGCCAGAAGACGACTCTTAAGCTGTTGACCGCTCCAGGTGTCAAGGTTTCAGGTCCGGAAGGTCTGTATGCTCATCGTGAGCGTATTGCTTCTTTGGCGAAGAACCTTGATGATATTCCAGAAGGATCTTCCGGAGCACTGAAACCTCCAGTATCAATCGACAGCAAGCGAGTTAAGATCGTTTATGCCGAAGACAAGTTCGCTGGTTTTAAAGGCGTCGAACGAGATGGCGTGATGCTGATCAATCCCAAGGCTCCTGATCTTCAGTTGCCGGATGGCAAACGTTACGCTCAGGTTAGAATCGCCGTTGACGGTACCCACTACCTCAAAGGCATGGCGCTCGTTGGTGATCCTCGGTCGTTCCCGCCTGGTGTTGATGTGGCTTTCTGTACCAACAAACATAAGGGCACTCCGAAGATGGATGTTCTGAAGAAGATGCAGACTATCAAGTCTGCCAACGGAACAGAAGTCATCGATACGGAGAACCCGTTCAAGGCAGCCGTTCGTTTGCAACCTACTTATGTGGATCCAAAGACCGGTAAGAGGAAACAATCGTCTTTGAACATTTTGAATACCGAAGGTGATTGGGATGGTTGGTCTAAGAATCTACCATCTCAGATGCTTTCCAAGCAGGAACCTTCGTTTGCTTCTCAGCAACTTGGTATCGCTCTGGATCGTTCTCGATTGAATCTGAAAGAAATCAAATCGTTGACCAATCCAGTTGTCAAGCAAAAGCTTCTTCAAGAGTTTGCCGACGAATGCGATTCTGCTGCCGTTTCTTTGAAGGCTGCCGCTGTTCCCCGTCAGAAGTCTCATGTGATCCTTCCGATCAATTCGTTGAGTGATCGTGAGATCTATGCGCCGAACTACCGAAATGGCGAGAAGGTGATGCTGGTTCGATATCCGCACGCTGGCCGATTTGAGATGCCTGAACTTGTGGTGAACAATCGCAACAAGGAAGGTCTCAAATATATCGGCAATGCGAAGGATGCAGTCGGCATTAATTCCAAAGTAGCCGAACGTCTATCAGGTGCTGACTTTGATGGAGATACCGTACAGGTAATTCCAAATAAAAGCGGTCAGATCAAGAACGCTGCTCCATTGAAGGGGCTTCAAGGATTTGATCCTAAGGAATCATACGCCTTGCCAAAAGACATCAAGCCCAATGACAAGCGTTTGATTTCTCCTGAGATGAAGCAGCGTCAGATGGGTATTGTATCCAATCTGATTACTGATATGACAATCCAAGGCGCTCGTCCCGATGAATTGGTTCGTGCGGTTCGTCACTCCATGGTGGTGATTGATTCCGAAAAGCATAAGCTTGATTGGAAACAATCCGAGACGGATAATAACATTAAGGCCCTCAAGGAAAAGTTCCAAAGTGGTGGAGCTTCTACTCTTGTTTCAAGGGCTAAGGGTGTGGTTCGTCTTCCGGAGCGCAAGCCCAGATCCATGAAGAATGGTGGCCCGATCGATCCTGAGACCGGTGAGAAACGTTATGAACTTACCGGTGAATCTCATCATCGAGCGGTTCGTAATTCGAAGGGTGAGATTGTTCGTTATGAAACCGTCCCCAACATTACGAAGTCTACGAAACTCGCCGAGGCCAAGGATGCTAGGGAACTTTCTTCTGGCACTTTGATGGAATCTATTTATGCTCGTTACTCTAACGGCATGAAAGATTTGGGTAACCAATCTCGAAAGGCCTACCTCCAGGCGGAGCCTTTCAAAGTGGACCCCCAGGCTAGAAAACAATACGCCCCTGAAGTTAAGAAGATGGTAGCCCAGCTCAACGAAGCCAAGAAGAACCAGCCCCTGGAACGAAAGGCCCAGGTCATAGCCAATGAGAGGCTCCGTGCTATCAAGGAAGATCATCCTGATTACGACAAGGAAGATCTGAAGAAAGCTGGACAAAAGGAACTCAAACGAGCTAGAGCTATTGTTGGTATTCAATCCAAGAGGGTGGAGCTTACGGATCGAGACTGGGAGGCAATTCAAGCAAGGGCCATCTCAGCAAATCGTCTTCGTGAGATACTGCAATACGCCGATCCTGATCGAGTTCGAGAACTGGCTACTCCGAGAAAGAAAGAAAAGCTTCCTTCTTGGGCTATTGCTAGAGCGAAATCGCTCATGAATGCTGGCTACACCAACGCAGAAGTTGCAGATGCTTTAGGTATTTCAACTTCGACATTGTCTGAGAATCTTGGGAAGTGATGAAGTATGACATTATCACCACTAGAGCAAGCATGTCTTAGGCATGATGTATTGGTAACCACAGTGGACAATCCTATCAATCCATTCGTTGATTTTGAAGGATGGATGAATCTAGACATTGCCATGGGCTATGATACATGTGGTCTAGTTAGCCAAATGTTCATGGGTTATGACAATATGTCTGATGAGGATCAAGCCATCGAGTATGCTCGAATGATTCGAGATCTCTTCGCTCATGATCCTTTGGGTGTGTACACATTAGCCAAACGTCCATCATGGCGTGAAGTTCCATCTGCTGCCTCAAACGAATAGCATGATGCGATTGTATATGTGATTGTATCATGTTGCTCGTCATTGACAACACATGCAATGGCAAACATGATGACGATGCTTGATGCATGTTGTATGATGAATGATAAGATTCGTATGAACAATGAATCGTATTTGCTCATATGAATCTTATCATTCATCGATCATTATCAAGTATTATCAATCATTGATAATCAATGTCAATCACAATCGATCATTGTCAATCATTATTGTTCATTGCTGTTCATTGTTATTGTGAATGAATTAACTTTCATTCAACCGCAACCGTCTATGGATGGTTTGTAAAATATTTATAATTCACACTAACGAATAATTTTAAATCCAAACTTATTGAGATGCCCAACCCTAGGATCTCTTTTGAGATACCGGGGGAGGGGGTCGTGGAAAACACACCCCCTATGGCA